CGCTGTGCGTTGAAATTGAAACCGAACGTGATGTCGCAGCCCAAATCCTCCGACACCGGAGCTTCTCCTTCCAAGAGTTCAGCCAACGCTATGCCCAGGCCCCACTGCCCGTCGTGCCTGCGTTGCGTAGACAAGACTTCGTCAACAGACAGAACAGCACAGACGACCTCCCAGAGCAGCTCGTAGACCGCTATCAGGAGGCCATCGCACGCCACAACCTAGCAGGCTACGACCTCTACCAGTCCATGCTGGATGCTGGTGTGGCCAAGGAGTGCGCACGTCGCGTACTTCCACTATCAACCCCAACTCGGATGTACATGACAGGTACAGTCCGCTCGTGGATCCATTACTTCAAGGTCCGCTGTGACCCCGCAACCCAACTTGAACATAGAGAAGTAGCTGATGCAATCCGAAGAATCTTCGTTGGAGTCTACCCAGCTGTTGCCGCCGCAACCGGAAATAATTACCCATGAAGACTGTGTAGAGATACATGTCGGGGAAGAGATCGGCTGGGTCTCTTCCTTTCACCTAGTCGATCCCAAAGTCAATCAACTCAACCAAGCATATGTCGTTTCCCAAGCAAGCACCCTGCGCTAACCCCGTTTACTTCCGTACCTATTCCCGTCGCACAGAGCAGGGCAAAGAGACTTGGCAAGACACCGTTGAGCGGTGTGTAGACGGCCTGACCCGTGTGGGGAAACTGGAAGAAGATGAAGCTGCTCTGATCCGTGAGCAGATGTCTGAGCTCAAGGCTCTACCCTCTGGCCGATGGCTGTGGGTAGGTGGTACACCCTGGATTGAGCAGCAGAAGAACTTCAGTGGTGCCTACAACTGCACCAACACCGACCTGGAAGATCTTGAGGCATTCAGCCTGCAGATGGAGCTCCTGATGATGGGCTCAGGTACCGGAGCAATTATTGAGCCTCGCACGTTCGATAAGCTCCCAGTAGTGAGACAAAACTTTACATTAGATATCCTGGAGAAAATTGGGGAAGAAGAAAACCCAGTTGAGCACACGATTGCGGCCATTAGCAAGGAAGAAGCCATTGTTACCGTTGGCGATTCACGAGAAGGTTGGTGTGATGCCTTCCTCTCACTCCTTAATTTAGCTTGTGGCCCGGACAAGATCGAGAAGGTAGTAATCGATCTATCAAATGTCCGGGCTCCTGGCTCACCCATTGCCGGCTTCGGTGGGGTGGCCAACCCAGTTAAGCTCGCCCATTTCTATCGACGTGCTGGAGAAATTCTCTCCAAGGCACACGGTCGTAAGCTCACTTCTGTTGAGTGCTGCCTACTGCTAGATGAATCAAGCCTCGCCGTTGTGGCAGGTAACGTCCGCCGTTCAGCTGGCATGCGCCAGTTCCACGGTGACGATGAAGCAGCAGCAGTAGCAAAAGACAATCTCTGGCAACAGGGCGAAGATGGTAAGTGGCGGATTGATCCTGAGCGTGATGCACTACGCATGGCTAATCACACTCGGGTATTCCACGCCAAGCCTACGTTTGACGAGGTTAAAGCTAGTGTTACCAAGCAATTCTATTCAGGAGAAGGTGCTATCCAGTACGCCCCCGAGGCTATTGCTAGGAGTAGCGTTGACTTCCTGGATACTGACGACAAGAAGCGCCAGTTCCTCTATCTCTACGAGACATCCCCAGATCTCGCAGCAGGATACCTCGAGGATCTAGGTGCTGACCACATTGAACACCGCATGGGTCGCTACGGCTTGAACCCCTGTGGTGAAATCCTTGGCAAGGACTTCCACTGTAACCTTGCTGAGATCCACTTGAACCAGCTGGATCCCAATGACTGGGATGCCCAGTATCGTGCGTTCAAGGCAGGAGCAATAGCAGCCGCAGCGTTGCTCCATCATGAGTTCAAAGTTCCCCGCTATCAGTTCAGCCGTGAAGTTGACCCCATCATTGGTGTCTCTTTCACTGGTCTCTTCGACTTCTTTGTGAAGGCATTCGGAGCAGGCTGGCTTGATTGGTGGGACAAAGGACGCCCCAATGGTCCTGAAGGTCTTGGCTATCGCGTTGTCGAGAGCAACTACCTTGACTTCTGGCGTCGTACCGTAGAGGAGACAGTCACTGAGTACTGCAACCGTCACGGACTGCGCATCCCCAACCGTTTCACCACCGTACAACCTGCCGGAACCAAGTCCCTTCTCACCGGGGCTGCTCCTGGCTGGCACCCGCCCAAGGCAGCACGGTTTATCCGTCGCATCACCTTTGCCAAGAACGATCCTGTCGCTCTGGCTTGTGAGGCTTACGGCTACAAGATCATTCCGTCTCAGTCAGATCGTGACGAGACAGGTGCTCTGCTGGATGATCCTCGTGATCCCCGCTGCACTGAGTGGCTTGTAGAGATCCCTGTCCAGACACCCTGGGCTGATCTACCTGGCTGCGACCAGTACAACATTAACGGATTTGGAATCAACGCACAGTGGGACTTCTACATGCAAGTGCAGAAGTATTACACAACCCACAACACTTCAGCAACGCTGGAGTATCGCGAGCACGAGATCGAAGAGCTGTCTACCCTCATCCACAAGGCTATCCAAGCTGATGAAGGATACATCTCTGCCGCCTTGCTGGCTCGTTTCGATGCCAATGAAACATTCCCTCGCCTCCCGTTTGAACCTATCGATAAGGAGACATACGAGCAGCTGGAACGTGAAGTACTGGAGCGTCGTATCACTGACGACTTTGCTCTGGCTATGTCAGTTTATGGAACTACCCACGAGGCCAGTGGCCCAGCGGCTTGCGACGGGGATAAGTGCCTCTTCTCTGAGAAGAAACCTCAATGATTGACCCCACCTTAGAGTTCAGCTCTGCTCAACTCAAGCGCCTCATCAACAAACTTGAGCAGCTCTACCCGGACACCTACCCGGACCACATGCTGGACCCTAGGGAGGTAGCCTACAGGGCTGGTCAAGTTTCTGTTGTTCGACATCTCAAACAAGAACTGGAGAAACCCCATGTGTAGTGGTGGAGGCCCTTCGGGGCCTTCTTCTTCTGACATGAAGAAGCAGGAGAAAGCTCAGAAGCGCTCCGAGAAACAGATGCAGCGCCAGTACAAGCGCACCGAGAAGAAGGCTCAGAAGCGCCACAACGAAATGGTGGCACAGAATGAGCGGACCTTCAAGGAGGGCCAGTACAATGCGTTCCAACAATTCAAACTATCGCAACAGCAGCAGTCGCAGCAAGCGGCTATGCAGATGCAGTCTCAGATGATGCAGTTTGCTGCTAGCCAGAAGATGGCACAGCAACAGATGGCAGCGCAGATGATGGAGAATCGTCGCCTTGCCAAGGAGTCTGAGATGGCAGCCCTGAAAGCTCAGGGACTACAACCCACCGTGAATGAGAACGAAGCACGTCGTATCAAACCACGGGACCGGAATCCGAATAGGTCGATGGGTACCGGACAACTCGTAGCTAAATCTAACCCAGGACTATCAATCGCAGGCTAATGGCAGGAATCAGAAAGGGCCTCAAGAAAGCAGGCTCAAGTCTTTCTAAAAAGGAAGCAAAGAAGATCGCAAATAAAACAGGATCTTCAGTAGATAAAGTTATCAACCAGGCCAACAAGCAGGGCCTTGGTATTGAGAGTGGTGCAGCTAACCTAGTTCAGCAGAAGAACGACACAGCATTCCTCAACCAAGCCCTAGGCTCTGACGTAGTTGACAGGGTACGCGGTAAGCAATCCGCAGCGTCTGCTGCACTAACTGGCAACGCACCTAAGAAAAACCAGACAGCTAGGTACACAACGAACGGTGGTGTACTTTATGACAGGCTGCAGCAGGAGCAGCCAACCCAACCCGTAGCTACAGAGCCAGCGTTGGATGAAGGTCTGGTCTCAACTGAACCTGCAGTTGAAGATCCGTACGCGATTGACTTCGAGTCGTTCTTCAACGAGATGGCCGAGCAGCAGAATGCTTGGGCCATGGACTTCGCGTCTACCATGGATCAAGTCCTAGGAGACATGGAGGCTTCTATGGGTGACATGATGTCTGAGATTGCTGGTGGTATGGATCAGGGTGGGGCTCCAGAGCCTACTGATATTATCCGTGGTGAGTTCGAGACAACCGCAGACTCAGCAACAGCTATCCCGGAGGTTAACGGTGCCGCTACAGAAGAAGTTCTGGACACCACGAACGAGACAGGTCTTGCTATTGCTGACGCTACAGGTGCTACTGGCATTGCTACTCCTGACGATGTGACCACCCAAGGTGGCCTAGCCATCGGAGTATGATGAATGGACGATCGTAAAGAGAGACTATCAGCTGAGCAGCGGTACGTCCGACTCAGCTCTACACGCCAACAGTTTCTGGACATCGCCCGTGACTGCGCGAAGCTAACGCTTCCCTACCTACTGCCCCCTTCAGGCCACTCTAACGGAGTATATCTCCCCACCCCGTGGCAATCAGTGGGCGCCAAAGGCGTGAACGTAATGGCTAGCAAACTGATGCTGGCCCTGTTCCCAATCAATCAAACCTTCTTCAAGCTACAGATCAACGACGGCCAACTGGCCAAGGATCCTGAGCTGGATATGAAGGCTCGTTCTGAGATCGACACGGTGCTCTCCAAGATGGAGCGTGTGGTGATGCAGAACATCGCAGAGACAGCTGACCGTGTGATCATCTCACAGGCCATGCGTCACCTCGTGACTACCGGTAACGCCCTGCTATTCATGGGCAACAAGGGTCTTAAGATGTACCCGCTTGACCGGTATGTAGTGAATCGGGATGGCGATGGTAACGTGATCGAGATCGTTACACTCGAGGCTGTGCCCCGTGAGCAGCTGCCTGATGAGTTCCAGATGTCTGGCGACATGATGCCGGGCAATCATGTGGGTGAAGGGGGTGGCGGTAACGTCACAGGTGATCTAATCATCAACCCTGACCTAGACGAGGCAGCCCTGTACACGTGGGTGACCCTAGAGAACGGACGCTGGTCCTGGTACCAAGAGGTGGACGGTAAGCCGCTACCCAATACCGAGAGCAGTGCTCCCAAGAACAGCACACCATGGATCCCCCTTCGGTTCCAGATGGTTGACGGTGAGAGCTATGGGCGTGGTCGGGTCGAGGAGTTCCTTGGTGATCTCCGCTCCCTTGATAGCTTGATGCAGTCGATCGTGGAGGGCAGCAGTGCTGCAGCCAAGGTCGTCTTCCTCGTGAGCCCCAGCTCTACAACCAAACCCAAGCAGCTGGCCGAAGCACACAACGGTACCGTGATTCAGGGACGACCTGATGAAGTCGGTGTGGTGCAGGTCGGTAAGACAGCTGACTTCAAGACTGCGTATGACATGATCAACATGCTCACGCAGCGACTCAGTGATGCCTTCCTTAGCCTGAACGTGCGTGACTCTGAGCGGACTACCGCAGAAGAGATCCGCTCCACTAAGTCTGAGCTGGATGAGCAGCTGGGTGGTATCTACAGCAGCCTCACCATTGAGCTGCTTACCCCTTACCTTAACCGTAAGCTCTCGGACCTCCAACGTAAGAAGGAGCTACCGAAGCTGCCTAAGGATCTCGTGTTCCCCACTGTCGTAGCCGGTCTGTCCGGTGTCGGACGTGGACAAGACCTGCAGGCCCTGACTGGATTCATCCAGACCCTAGGCCAGACCATTGGTCCTGACAAGATCCCAACCTTTGTAAACCTAGAAGAGTTCACCAAGCGCCTTGCTACCTCCGCAGGTATCGATCAGCTCAACCTGATCAAGACTGCACAGGAGCGTCAGCAGGAGCAGCAGGCAGCCCAGCAAGCAGCACAGCAGCAGTCCCTGATGGATCAAGCTGGACAGATTGCAGGTAGCCCTGTGATGGACCCCTCTAAGAACCCTGGAATACTGGAGCAAATCCCTAATGCCAACGCCCCGCAAGAAGCCGGTAGCACCCCTCAACGTGGAGCCGCCGGTTAGTCTTCCCGAACCTGAAGTTAAGGAAGAGAAGGAGCCTGAAGTGCTCTCACCAAAACAACGTAAGTACAAGCCAGCCGAGAAGGTCAAGCCAACCTTCGGCGGCGTCCGCACCGTATCTCACTGATTATGTCTAACACATCCACATTCTACGATCCGGCTGAAGACGACCA